GCAGGTAGTATTACTATCACAGATAAGATTGTAGGAATTAAAGGATTCCGTGAAGACTTGTTTGTGTTTTGTGAAAATAGTATTCACAAACTTATAAACATTGATAACTCTCAAACAGTTGCCATTGTTTCAGTTGCTGAAAGTATTGGTTGTTTAAGTGGTTACAGTATTCAAGAGATAGGGGGTGACCTTATCTTCTTGGCACCAGACGGACTAAGAACCGTTGCTGGTACTGCAAGAATTGGAGACGTTGAGTTAGGAACTGTATCAAAACAGATACAACCTCTTATTACAACAATTGCACAAAACGTAGATAAATACACAATTTCAAGTCTGGTGCTTAGAGAAAAGTCTCAGTATAGATTATTTTATACTGATGCAACTGCAGCTAATGCATCACAAAGAGGAGTTATAGGAACATTAAGACCAAACGGATTTGAATGGTCTGAAACAAGAGGTATAGAAGTAACCGGAATAGGTTCGGGATTTAACGAAAGTGGTATTGAAGAATATTATCATGGTGATACTGATGGCTACGTGTATATACACGATTCAGGTAATACTTTTAATGGGACTAATATTCTTGCTCGATATGCCACACCCGACTACGATTACGGAGATTTAGGAACTTTAAAAACTTTACACTACGTTAGAGTTTCTATAGCAGCAGAAGGTATTGTAAGTCCAGAATTACAAGTCAGATACGACTTTAGTAATCCTGAAACACCACAACCACCTTCTAATTTTTTATTTGGTACGGTTAATCCTCCTTCAGTATTTGGTGAAGCGGTGTTTAACATTAACGTATTTGGTGGTGCAGCAGCACCTATGGTACGTATACCCGTACAAGGCAGTGGGACAAGTAATAATTTTACAGTCATCACAGATGATAACAAAGCACCCTATAAAATAAATGGGTTTTATATAGATTTTATACCTTCAGGTAGGAGATAACAAAATGGCAATAACATATAACTGGAACGTATCCACAGTCGATACTTACCCAACACTAGACGACAATGTAGACGTTATTTATAACGTGCATTGGAGACTTAATGCAGAAGACGATGCAAATCAAGATGCAGATGGAAATAATTTAACTGCTTCAGTCTATGGAACACAATCGTTAGACACATCAGACATTTCAAGCTTTATAGCTTTTGATAATGTTGATGCTGCAACGGTACAAGGCTGGGTAGAAACTGCAATAGGTGAAGATGAAGTACAATCTTTAAAAGATAACCTTGATGCAAACATTGCAGAACAAATTAACCCTGCATCAGTTACAAAAAATTTAGTAGGCTAATAAAATAAAACACACGGAGATTAAATAATGGCAGGTTACATAAGACAGAGTTCCTTTGTTGATGGAGACACAATCACTGCTGCACTATTCAATAATGAATATAACCAACTCGTCAATGCTTTTAGCAATACGACAGGTCACAAACACGATGGCACAACAGCCGAAGGACCTGTTATAGGACTGATTGGTGATGCAGGAGAAACTTCTCCAAACAACAAAGTATTAATAGATACAACCAATAACTACATTGAGTTTTATGTTGAAGTATCTTCAGCACCTGTACAACAGCTATACATAGCCGATGGAGCTATTGTACCTGTTACAGACAGCGATGTTGACTTAGGAACTAGCTCATTATATTTTAAAAATACTTACACAGATACCGTTACTACAACTGGTAACGTGACTGTTGGTGGTAATCTTACAGTCACAGGTAATGCTACTATCTCCGGTAACCTTACATTTGGTGATGCAGACACTGACAGCATTAACTTAGCTGCAGAGATTGATTCAGACATTATACCAAACACAGATGGCACTTACGATTTAGGTAGTGCTACCAAAGAATGGCAAGACCTTTACATAGATGGGACTGCTAACATTGACAGCTTAGTAGCTGATACAGCAGACATTGATGGAGGTACCATTGACGGTGCTACCATAGCAACTTCAGATATCACAGTAGGAGCTGGTAAAACTTTAGACGTTTCATCAGGTACTCTAACTTTAGCAGATGACCAAATCTCTGGTGATAAAGTTGAAGGTGGTACAATAGCTGCTACAACTATTACTACATTAACTTCAACAACTGGTAACGTTACTAACGTTAATGCTACAACTGTAGACACAACCAACATTGAAGTTACAAACATTAAAGCTAAAGATGGAACTGCAGCAGGTTCAATAGCAGACTCTACAGGTGTTGTAACACTTGCAAGTTCTGTATTGACCACAACAGACATCAACGGTGGTACAATAGATGGTGTTACTATCGGTGGAACAACTGCAGGTGCTGTTACTTTTACAGATTTATCAGATGGCACCATAACTGTTACAGCTTTTGTAGACGAAGACAACATGGTCTCAGACTCTGCAACGCTTGTACCAACACAGCAATCTGTAAAGGCTTATGTAGACTCTCAGGTGACCGCACAGGACTTAGATTTTCAAGGAGATACCGGAGGTGCTTTAAGCATTGACCTCGACTCAGAGACTCTCACAATTGCTGGTGGAACAGGTTTAGATACTGTAGGTTCAGGTAACACTGTAACAGTTAATATAGACTCTACAGTTGCCACACTGACAGATACACAAACTTTAACAAACAAAACACTTACAAGCCCTGTAATCAATACAGGTGTCTCAGGTACAGGAGTACTTGATGACGATACTTTTGCTACAGCTACAGCAACGACTTTAGCGACTTCAGAGTCTATTAAGGCTTATGTAGATACTACCGTTGCTGCAACCAATGAAGTTGTTGAAGATTCTACTCCACAACTAGGTGGTGATTTAGATACTAATGGTAATGATATATTGTTTGCTGATAACGATAAAGCTGTCTTTGGAGCTGGTTCAGATTTACAAATTTATCATAATGGTAGCAACAGTTTTATTACTGATACTGGAACTGGCAATCTTTATCTCAGAGCAGCTAATAATCTTTTTGTTCAAGGTGCTACAGACAATGATGCTTTGGCAACCTTTCAAGAAGATGGATTTGTTAAACTTTATTTTAACAACGAAGAGAAACTCGCCACAACAGCCACAGGTTTAGACGTAACAGGTACAGTAACTGCTGATAGTTTGACTGTTGATGGTTCTGGTTCAAGTATTAGATATGACGTAGCTTCATCCAATCCACATACAAATCCTATATTGCATTTACAAAATCAAAACTCAACAGATGGAAATGTTGCTGCTTTAAAGTTATCTGCTGATAATGCAAATGATGCTGGAGGTTCTGCATATATTTACGCTCAATCTGAAACAGCTAATCAAAAAGGAAATTTAGTTTTTGCTAGAGAAGATGGTGCTAATAATGCAGTTACTTCTATGAAGTTATCATCCAACGGAGACATCTCTTTCTACGAAGATACAGGCACAACTGCAAAACTATTCTGGGATGCAAGTGCTGAGTCTTTGGGTATTGGTACGACTTCGCCAAGTAGAACTTTAGATGTGAATGGTATACAAGGCTGGAAGTCTAGCGGAACAGAATTAGCATATATAAATCCAAATGTCACAGGTACAGATTTTGGATTAAAAAATTCATCAGGAATTAATGTAATTAGGTTTGATGGTAGACCAAATGGCGATGCATTTTTTAATACTGGTGGCAACGTTGGAATTGGTACGAGTAGTCCTTCTGTTCTTTGTCACATTGCAAAAGGCGCAGGTAGCGCAATTCTTGAGATTCAAAGGACAGACTCAAATACTTCAGGCGCTATTGGCGCAATTCAGTTCAATGCAAATGATGACCACGCTGTTTCCGCTGTTGTTGCTATAGGTGACGGAGATAATGAAGGCTCGCACTTAGCTTTCAACACAACCAGTGCGGCATCCGCTAATTCATATTATACGTCTACTACAGAACGCATGAGGATTACGAGTGCAGGCAACGTGGGTATTGGTACGAGTTCGCCTAGTAATCTTCTTGAGCTAGATGCTGGAAGTGGAACTAATGCTGGCATGACCATTCGCATGGGTACTGGCAATTCTGGTGCAAATGATAGCTTTATAGGTTTTGAAAATAGTGCTGGTTCTGAAATTATTAGAACAAGATATGATAACCCTTTAACTTCTTATGTTGTTTCTTCTGATACGTCAGGTGACATACTGACGGTAACACGCAGCGGCAATGTTGGAATTGGTACGAGTAGTCCAAGTGACTTTGCCGCTAATGCAAACAATTTAGTTGTAGGCTCTGGTTCAGGCACAGAGGGCATCACGATTAACAGTGGTACAGCA